ACCCGTTCGAATCGGGTAGGCCGGACATTCTCTTGTAACTCAGTTGGTTTAGAGTGTGTGGCTGTTAACCACAAAGTCGTAGGTTCGAATCCTGCCAAGGGAGTTTACTTTTTAGATGTGCATCCCACATGTAAAAAGTATCTATGAAATCCCAAAAAAAATAATCGTCTACTATAATATATAACAATGTCTGGCGGAATCGCACAGCTCGTCGCCGTCGGCGCGCAAGACGCTCACATCGTCGGAAAACCAGAAGTCAGTTTCTTCAGGTCGAACTATCGACGACACACAAATTTTGCTCAAACGGTTGAGACCCAGGTTCTCCAGGGTAACCCATCCACTGGTAGCATCTCGACGGTTCGCTTCGAACGGAAAGGTGATATGATCGGATATGTCTACATCTCCAATCGCGCTGGTAATGAACGCACCAAGGCAGAGTGGAAACAACAAATCCAGAAGGTCGAGGTACTAATTGGTGGACAAGTCATTGATGAACAAACCTCTGAATTTTCTCTCGAGATCGCTCCAGCCCTTTTGGGTCAAACGTATTCCAAGTCCCTCGTCGCGACTTCGGCGGACGCGTCGGCGTTTTACCCACTCCGGTTCTCCTTCTGTGAGAACGCCCAATCTGCCATCCCATTGGTTGCGCTCCAGTACCACGACGTCGAACTTCGAATCACGTGGGGTCCAGGCACTCCAGCGACCGACACTGAGGTTCACGCACAATTCATCTACTTGGATACCGACGAACGTACGGCGCTCTCGTCTACTCCACAAAACATGCTTGTGACGCAAACTCAACGAGCTGTCCAGAGTGGATCCAATATCCAGGAACTCAATTTCAACCACCCTGTCAAATTCGTCTCGACCTATAAGTCGGGCGGTGTCGGCGTCGCCGCGGGTGAAGTTCGTCTCCAAATTAACGGTACCGACGTTGGTGACGCGAAGAAGGCGCAACCCCACTACACGTCCGCCTCTCTCTACTACCACACCCCATTCGCGGCGCTCAATAACGCGGATAAGGATCGTTTCTTGTATCCATTCTGCCTCGATACCTCTAAATTACAGCCAACTGGTTCGCTAAACTTCAGTCGTCTCGACTCGGCTCGTCTCTTGAGCACTGCGGGTTCGTTTGATACCGATATTTACGCTGTCAACTATAATATTTTAAGAATCGAGAACGGTATGGGTGGACTCACATATTCTAATTAATTTTACACACTACTAGTAAATGTTACTGAAGTTAATATTTTTGTTGGGATTCATATTTGTCTTAACGTATGATCCAAAATCTGGAACGTTAAACAAATATGTAGATCCAAAATCATCAGCCGAAATGCCCAACGCCCCGTGTAAAGATGGACACTATAATGAAATACAATTCGCTCAGAAGGGGTATTCATGTCCCGAAAACATTCAAACACATATGGGTGTTATACATGCTTAAAAGAATCACGCGTATCTATTACATAAAAATGCTCTCACTGGATAGAGAAACACTGACGGTCGTCGCACTAATCGTGTGCCTCGCCGCCACTGCTTACTTGTATAAGGAATTTGCTTTAGCAAAAACCGAACTGGTGAATATCAAGAAATTCTGTAATAAACTCGCGACTCCACAACAGCCACCGTCTCGCACACCCGTGAAGACGATCTCGATCAAAGAAGAACCAGAGACTGAAACTACTATCGTAACCGACGAATCCACCGCCGAGACGGAGGATAATTAACATATCTGACAATTATAACTTGCGACATCGCAATGAAAAAATATAAAGCTATCGCTATCCCAGTTACTTTTAGCGGTGATAAGCCCCGGTTCTTAGTTGTCAGAGATAAAAGATTCAAAGATTGGATCTTTGTCACAGGAGGGTGTCGTAGACGAGAAATCTACAACCCCCTTCGTTGTGCGTTGAGAGAACTTGAAGAGGAAACACGTGGAGTCGTTTCCCTCAAGAAAGGAGAATATACAGAGTTTAAATTTACAGTAAAAGAGAGTCCGACCGTTGATTTGGAATATAATGTATTTGTATTTTTTGTCGATTACTCGAGACCAGAACAATTGGAACTTGTGAGAAAGTTTAACGATGAAAAAACCAAGATGAATTTAAGAAAAATTCAAAAACAACCAATCAAGAGAACACATGACGAAAACGATTTCATGAATTTCGAAACCCTCGTAGAATTTAAAAACCGGAAAATGTGGGATAGGATTCAAAAAAATGTTCTTAATAATCCAGAATTTTATGAGTGTGTGACATCTCTCGATAGAAAAACATTTAGTATTAAATAATGAAGTCTAAGAATTATATTTTAAAGCAGATCCACGATTGTCTCGTAAATCGACACGCGTACACGGTAGAAAGAGCTGAAAAATTCATAGAACTCCACAAGGACGACAAGGTCTATGAACTTTTAGTTTTGAAAAAGGAACTCACAGAAGGTGAAGAGATCCACCCGGATGTATCTTATCGAACATCGATATGGAGACATCATGATGAAGGAGATTAAAAGAATGAATACATGGTAATGTAAGTATCATGTTCAAATCCTGGTGTAAGAACAATGGATTTTATGAAAAAAAATCCAATCCATCGCACGTTTTAATGGATAAAGGCGTCCTATACGTACCGTACGATAGATTGAACGAATTTTACGCGAAGTACATCGAATATATAAAAAAGGAAAAATTATACGTCGTCGAACAAAAGACACTTGATTCATATAATTTTTTCGTAGATCTCGACTATAAAGATGATGAAGCCCTGACGGTTGAACAGGTCGAACGAGTATGTCGGGTGATTTGTGACAAGGTATATAAATATGGTGGACGTGACGCTTTGATTTCTGTCGCTAAACCTAAACCACACGGCGACTACATCAAAACTGGTGTTCACATAAACTGGCCAAATTTTCCAGTGAATCGGTCGTCCGCTCTAGCTCTGAGGGACCATATAATCTCAACCCTCCAATTGGTGTATGGATCAAGGGATTGGAATGATATTGTTGATTTATCTGTGTATGGTAGTTCCGAAAGAAATACCAAGGGGAGTGGATTTCGAATGCCGTACTCACACAAGATGGTAAACTGTAAAGAATGTCAGGGGAAAGGGTGTGAGTTGTGTGAGAAGGGACGAATAATCCAAGGTGAATATTTACCTATTTTTTTATACAAATCGGGGGTGCTCGGTTTCATGCAAAAAATTTCATCCGAACCCACAGTCGACATCATGTGGATGGCGACCCTAAGAACTAAAGATGGTACGGAACCCAACGTGATAGTCGGATCTAAGAGTAAAACAGAGGGAGCTTTTACTAGAGCGCAAACTAACGATGAATTAACAGATCGCGCGGTCATATTAATGCTTCAAGAATTCATCCAAAAAAACATGGAGGGTCAGTCCAGATCAAATATCACACACATCTATAAACATCAAAATCAACACCTAGTGGCGACGACCTCGAGATATTGTGAGAATACGAAAAGGAACCACGGATCTAATCATGTATGGTTTCATATAATAGGGAATGTCATTCGTCAAAAATGTTTTTGTAAATGTGAGACGATGCGTGATCGTCATTATGGATTCTGTAAAGATTTTTCAGGGCGTCAATTCACACTCACACCCAAGATTGTAGAGAAAATGGAATTAACGAAGTATAAGGAAATCTCAAAAAAACAGCAGGTTACTCAGCAGAGTGACGACGTTTTAAAGGATTTAACGACCTACGTAAATAAATACATCACGCGTACGGTTTTGAACCTGACGGAATTAAAAAAAGAAAAGAAGAAGGGTGTGTATTCTATAAAGACGGATCATCAATGTGAGGTGTGTGCGAAGGAGGTAGCTTTTACAATCATAGGGAAGACGATTGAACAAACGTGTGGGTGTGCGAATCGTAAACATAAGTTAACGGATAAAATTTGTAATAAATTATGATGCGACACGTTTCGAAAAAAGTTATCTACATTACTATAAATGTCGAAATTAACACCCGCACCCGTCTCAACGCGCTCCGGTCGGGTATCTAAACCACCAGAACGTCTAGAATTAATTGAAGACGTTGAAGACGATTTCGGTGAAGACGAATACGATACAGACGATGATTGTTCGAGTGATGATGGTTTATCTATTAGATCCGATTCGGACGACGATGATGACGACGATTTAGCCGACTTCATCGTCGATGATGAATATGAAGATGAAGATGAAGATGAGTAATAACGAGCTTAAAAAAATAAACAGTTTTCATATAAATGGAGACAGATATTGGAAATCCGATTGACTATAATCCTGATATTTTAGATAAAGAAGATGAAATGCACCCTCAACATTCGGAGCAGCAGCAGCAACAACCGGAAGATGAATATTACTATTACCCACCAGCGCCACCTCCACCCACGATACCACAGACCCAAAAGATAGATCTATTTAATGATTTAGATAAGACCGCTTATATAGTAATATTCGTGGCTTTTATATTGGGATTCTTCATGGGTAAAACGATGCAGCCGGTGATCCTCAGGCCTGGGTAGCGTTGCCATCTTGAAAATACTGTCGTAATTTACTTTGATTTTCTCTTACATAATTTAATATAGTTTCTCTCATTGGTTCCTCTTTAATAGAGGTCTTTCTTTCAGCCCCATCAGCCGCCGAGACCTCGTTACACACCATGTCCCGGTTAGTTTCCTGAATCTTTCGTTCTTTCAAAACTAACCCGAGTATGACGATGAATATAATAATGGTGATCGCGTTTAAGATAATTGATATCGCGCTCAGCATACTTATATATAGATGATATTAAAAAATTACTTGGAGTTTACTTCTTCACCTTCCTCGACGTCGCCGTCACCTTCTGTGTTTTGAGCGTTAGTTGATTTCGCCTCCTGTTCGCGTTTCCGTTTTATCTCGTCCATTTCATCCGAAACTATTTTATCGGCTTCCTTGACGAGGTCTTCCATCGGTGCGTCTGGCTTTTCCTTTTTGAGTCGCTCGAGAATTTCAGCTGGATGACTGATCGGCGCTTCATCTGGTTTACTGTAGAATTTAGAATTCTCATCACCACTCTTAATAAACGGTGTGTCGGGGAGAGATTCGGATGGTTTAGCCATCATATCCCTCTTACGCTCGGCAAACATCTTCGCTGCCATCGCTTGGTTATCTTTGTACCCTGTCATGAGCTCCTCCAGTTTTTCATTCGTGTAATGAACGTCGTCGATTGACTCCGCCGTCGGAGGGATCAGCAGCCATTTATACATGTCAACGACGTAAATATCGAAGGTGTCATCCTCCTTTTGGAGCCTCTTCGCGTGATTCGACGCTTCATCGCGCGTCGGAAAAGCTCCTCTAATCTTAATACCGAATTTATCATTTTTTTGGGGACATTCTGGTCCAACGATGGACAGGCAGGCAAACACCTGACCAGGTACGGTTGTGTAATCTTGTTCGAGAGACATGTTTATAATTGTACGTTGACCCAAAGCTTTAACTTACTTAAAAGAATGACATCAAATATGATATATATATGAGTCGACCATTCTGGGATAATCAACCCGTGTGTGACGCTAGTAATGATAGAATACATTTACCAGATGGGTTTGTATGGTCCGATGACATTGAAATGAATGAAATACATGAATTTTTAACAGGAAACTATATACGCGATGAACATTTTGAATTTAAATATTCACTCGATTTTATCACGTGGGCGACGGACCCCGCGTGGCACGTTTGCATTCGTGAAAATAATAAAATTGTGGGGTATATTTCCGGTACTGAAATATCCATGCGCGTTGAAAATGACGTTAAAAACGTGATTCAAATAAATTTTTTATGTGTCGATGAGACCATGCGATCTAAAAGATTCGCACCACTTTTAATATCTGAAATACGAAGAATTGCAAATACGAGGGGTATATACGAAGCTGTCTTTACGGCTGTTCATGATATCCCGGGTTCGATTACCACAGCGAAATATTGGCACAGACTCATCGATGTGAAGAGACTCAATCAAGCCCTCTTTTCAAACGCCGATCCTAATAAAAATAGTGTCGTCGGTAAATCGAATTTTAGAAAAATGCTTCGAAAAGATGTTCCGTTCGTGGTGAATATATTAAAAAAATATTGTTCTCAATTCAAAGTGGCACCAAAAATTACAAAAGAGTATGTACAGAAGTGGTTGATGCCTAAGGATGGAATCATATATTCCTATATCGACGATGAAACAAAACAATTCGTATCTTTTTATTCGATCCCCTATGTTTCGTGTAAGACCGGTATAGAAATCAATCAAGCGTATTGCTTTTACAACACACCAGATGGTTTTAATGATTCTGTCATATTGGCAAAGAATGCGGGGTTTCATGTATACAATTGTCTAAACGTCGGTGTATCAAACGAAGCTTTACTCGCATGTAAATTCATGGAAGGATCCGGGAAAAATCATTATCATTTTTATAATTGGGACGTCGGTTCAATCGATCGAGAAGATGTGATGTTTAGAATAACCTAAGTAAGATGCTTAAGCATAAAAATCATATACATGTAATGGAAGCGATTCGCAAATACCACAATGACGCAAAGCGTGATCTCATTCAGTCGACCGCCAGGGAAGGGCAATCAATATTGGATGTTGGTTCTGGGTTTGGTGGAGATTTACAAAAGTGGAGATCTACGGGTGTGAATATAAACATGTGCGAACCAAGTCAGGAAGCGTTACACGAATCAAAGACGCGCGCCAAAAATTTACGAATCCGCGTAAATTTTTACCATGGTGATATTTCAGTCGTGCCGAAAAGGCGCTATGATATCATATGTTATAACTTTAGTCTTCAATATATATTTGCGTCTAAAAAATTATTTTTAGATACGACGAAACTCATCGCGGACAAGATGAAGGTGGGTGGGTCTTTTATTGGAATAATTCCAGATTCAGAAAAAATTATTTTTAATACACCCATTAATCATGAATCCGGGAGCTTCTTCATCATGAAAAATACATCGTCCGGTGATTTCGGTGAAAAATTATTTGTGAATTTAGAGGGGACGCCATACTACGCGGATGGTGCGAAATCGGAACCAATCGCACACAAAGACCTATTGGTGACTCGCATGGAAAAATTAGGATTCAGATTACATCTATGGGAACCATTACATGGTAATCAAATTTCGAATCTATACGCGAAATTTATTTTTGTCTACAAATTGTAATTTATATATTTAGGTATAGTAGACATGATCCTTATTATACTACTGTTCATAATCAGCGTGGTAATACTTAGAGACACGCGCGAACCCACTAAACTTGCGGAGGTCAAATCGAGGTACGCGAAACTCAGGGAGCATCTCATAAAAACGGATACATTCCCAAACCTCCACGTCATGATCCCGATAACCGCACACACCGTTGCGTCGGGTGGGAGTGTTGGATATAACATGAATAAGGGTGATGAGATTGGTTTGTGTATAGATGGGAGCGTCAACGAGATCATGCATGTGTTAATCCACGAGCTCGCACACTCGACTGTAAAAAACTACGCACACGATAAGAAGTATTGGAATAAATACAATGAATTAAAAAATGTGGCTATATCGATCGGTATATATGAAGAGATTCCAGAAAAAAGTGAATTCTGTGGAAGGCATGTCCAGGATAAATAAAAATGTACCAGTATATTAAATGGCTATCGAAGGTTCGTTAGGGGAACTTTCTAAATTTTTCACGATGTGGGTAATTACCATGCTCGGTATCTATATGCCACACTTATGGCGTGACAAGAAACGAAATACTAAAGTTATTTTGAATTTAATACACATCACCTTACTTTTACCAGTTATGATAAACGCTATAGCGCGTGGAACTCGTTTTTTCGACGTGATTGCGGTCGATTGGGCATTCCTCTTTACAACACTTGCAATTACATTCATGTTCATGCTTTCCGTAGTACAATCGTCGGAGGTGAAAGATTGGGTGAGTGACTTTGACAAGGATAGTGCGAGTACGGGCAAAACTTTGGGACTCTCACTCGTTGGATTAATGATAGGTCTCTTTGTTTCTAGAAAGGCATACGATGGTGCGATGTATAGACACGCGTATGCGCCGTAATTGCTAATTATTCAAAATTTAAATACTTTTTATGAATGTTAATCATTGATAAAAAATATGATTTATATGAGATACACTTACGCGTAATTGTTAATGATATAGAACGCCCCCGCCGCGACGGCACCAGTAGTAAGCAATCCAACCATGCTGCGGTGACCGTGTTCGTTTAGGAATTGTGGAACGAAGTTCGCTAACTTTTCTTGCACTGGTTTGGAGATCGCGCCTGCGGTGCACGCCGCCACGATCACGGCAAGATATTGCTCGTCCGTGAGATTGAATGGATTCTTCTTTTGAGCAGTTTGTTGCTGCTGAGCTGGCTGCACGCCCTGAGATTGCATGACCATTGGCTGAGTCATCACGATTGGCTGTTGCGCACGTGGATCATCCATCATCGGTGGTTCCAATGGCAATTCTGGCATGATATCGCTGATAGGAGTTGAGTCCATTGGTACTTTATTTTGGGCAATATTTTTTTCGTTCGCGTTTTGTGCGATAAATGTTGTAGAAACAGCGTCTTGTAACGACACCATACCGTCACCTGAATCGGCTAAATTCATCGTTCGAACGTCGTGCGACATTTAAAATTTATAAATATTTTTTGGTGTTTATTATTCCGCATCTACTTTTTTTTAATTATATTTAAAGCTGTCTTCTTCGTCGCTTTTTTGGCGTCTGACTCCTGCTGTTCTAGGTATTTTGGGTTATACACCTTCTTGTGCATATGCCATAGTTGGGGACTCCCGACCTTAAATCCTTTCCTGACCGTAGCTTTATACCAAAAAACACAATCTGTTATCTTATTAGATTTAACTGTATTATCTAATACGAGACACTCATAGTTTTCCGTGCACGCGTCCATCACTTTACAAAACATATCAAAAGATGGAAAAATCCCAAAAAACGACTTATAGAGCTTTTCTCGATTCTGTATTATATTCTCGCGAAGAATAAAAACATAATCGACGTTCGCGCGCAATGCGGGTGGTAAGTCCATAACATACTGCATCGTCAGCATGAAAAAGATCTTCCAGTGTCGTCCATTCATGAAACATTGGCGGATACATGTGTCCTTTAAAAATTTAGAATCATACATACAGTCATCTAAAAGCATGAAAGCTCCGCAGTTCGTTTTACCCGCCCCAACAAGCTTTCTTTGCCTGGACATAACTCGTTCTATGGCTTCCCTGTCATAATCTGGGTATACACAAATATCTGGAATGAATTCACCATAGAAGTGATTGCCCTCCTCGGTCCCAGAAAGGACGATACCAGCTGGTAAATGTTTTTTGTAATACATGATGTCTTTTACAAGTGTACTCTTACCAGTGTTCCGTTTACCGATGAATACACAGACTCGATCATCTGTCATCGTCTGGGGCTTGAATTTCTTCAGTTGAAGATTCATACTAAAATAACAAATGCTTTTAAATGACAGAATTTTACTCGGTGCTTATAGAAAGAGATGTCTGGACGTCTAGTTTTAGCGACGACTGGGATCCAGGGTCGATGGCTGACAGACGATCCAAATTATTCGCATTTCCTCATGAATTTTAGACGCCATACAAAATTTTCGTTCGAAGGAATCGATTGTCCATTTGAACGTTTCGACGAATTCGGTAATACAGCGACGTGTCGAATCCCTCAAAAGTCTGGTGATTTACTAAAAAATGTCATGGTTAAAATCAAACTCGCTCCACCGACGTTGGACCCGATAACATTTACTTTGAATAATTATCAAATAAATGGTGACACTCAAATAGACCTATATCAAGGGGTCACGTACATATTTTCTGGTGGTGCCGCAGCTGATATTATTTCGAAAACCGCTGGTGGCAGCACCGAATACTCATATACCTTTGAGCCAGGGATGATTTCTAGAATTGGCAACGACATTACATTTAAAGTTCCATACATAACACCACCAGAACCCGACGACCCAGAGGATGCGGTACCCTATAAACTGTATTATACAGATAAAACAGTTAATAACTCCATAACACTTAATATAAAAACACTGCGCTGGGATAAATCGATCGCGACTAAGATTATCAAGCATGTCGATTTAAACATTGGTGGTCAATTAATTCAAAGGCTTACAGGGGAATTTATTTGGATGTACAATCAATTACATTCATCGAAAGAGGATATAGATTTTTCCGTGGGACCGTTGACGTCGCACAGTATGTATCCCATCGTCACACGAAAAGATTTTGAATTTAAGTTAAATATCCCATTTTACTTTTACAGGCATCCTCAGTTATCGATTCCAGTATGTGCGCTCACGAAACAACAAATCGAAATAAAGCTAGAGACTCGCCCGGCGTCTGGATTAGTCGTTGATTACGATCGAGGTACCGATGTAGCCGTGTCACCACCGTCGGGTGTGCAGACGGTGATAAAGAATATTTCTCTTTTAAATGATTTTGGATTCATTCTAGATGATGAAAAGAACTTCTTAATGACTCGTCCGCTCGAGTACTTGGCTTCTCAATTACAGTTATCTGAAATAAAACTCGAACCAGGTGAGACTACTAAATCTGTGATGATTAATTTCAAAAATCCGGTGAAAGAATTATTTTTTATCGCTAAGACGGAAGATGACACTTTTCAAAAAATAAAAAACGTGAATCTAAAATTCAATAACCAAACCGTCATAGATTCAGATAATTTAATGTTGGCATATGAACAGCCGATGAAACACCACACAGGGAGTATCGATGTAGACAGTGAATTTGGTATTCATAGCTTTTCATTGAAGCCAGAATCGAGCGAACCAACGGGGCAGGTTAACATGTCGAGAATCGCACATAAACTTTTGAATATTGAATTAGATGACCCAGATACGACTAAATCACACACAGTCCGAGTGTATGCCATGAGCTATAATATTTTATACATATATGGAGGAATTGCTGGATTAAAATTTTAGAACGTACTAATAGTATGGCTGGTAGAGAACAGCTAAAAGCATTCGGAATTCAGGATGTTTATTTTACCGACGACCCTGAATTTTCATATTTCACGAAAAAACCTAATAAATACGAAAACTTTGAAAGATTTCACACTAATTTGGATTTAGATGGTGACATCGAATTTGGAAATGAAATTAGATGTACGATCCCGCAGAATACAGGGCATTTTTTAAAAACCGCGAGTTTGAAGATTAATTTACATCCGTTAGACCAAAATTTACTTCCAAATCAATTACGAGATCTCATGTATAACGAGACCATCGGACATGCCATGATTGAATACGTTGAACTAGTCATAGGGGGTGATACAGTTCAGAGAATACCATCCGACTATTTTGAAATTTACGCGGAGAACTACATCACACAAACACACCAAAAATCATTAAGGCAATTAGTAGGCAGACCGGATGTTACACAACCCATACTCGAAGTATCACCACCCCCAGCCATTTCATCCAATCGTTATATATCGAATCAGTTAAAAGATAAATCACTCAGCGAAATACCACTACTTGTCGATATACCATTTTATTTTCATAATAACCCGGAATTGGCGATACCACTCCACGCGATCAAATACCAAGAGGTAGAAATAATTGTAAAACTTAGAGACATAAAAGACTGTATATACGCGGGTAAAAAGGTGGCAGTAACGACTAATGAAGAGTTATTTTATACAGGTCTCGAACCAAAAAATTTAATTAAAAGCATGAAGCTTTCACTCGAGATGATTCAAATGGACGCACCAACACAACGTGCGAGGACGGATTATGTGGTCACACAGATTCAAGAAAATAAGTTTGATATGGGTCGGACAGGTGAGTACTCATGCCGCCTTAATTTTATAAATCCAGTCAAGGAATTATTTTTTATTATTCAGAAAAAAAATGAGCGGGTCATAAATTCAAATAATTTTGTATCTGTGTTCGATTACGATTATGGTGAACATGTACTAAATGGAACATTTATTAACAATGAAAATCTTAAAAATTTAGAATTAACCCTTGATGAAAATGAAATATTAAATGACGTCACAGGTGATTTTATTAATTTAAGATCGATTCAGCCAGGGATTCATCACTCGAGAACTCAAATGATGCGTAAATATTACTCATATAGTTTTTCCCTAGAACCAGAGAAATGGTATTCAACAGGCACTGTTAATTTTTCACATATTAAGGATCAAATACTCAAATTGCGATTAAATGTGGACGACCCCCTCGAAGATACTCCGGAGAGGTTACTTAAAGTTTACGCACTTAGTTACAATATACTCCGTGTTGAAAACGGTACAACAAAATTATTGTTTAATTAATAATGCGAACTGGATTTGACAATGTCGCCGGTGAACCCGGTGAATATGAAAATTCACAGGCGAACGCTATTTTTGACATAGTGACACCCGTGATTGAAAATTCAATGATACTCGCGTGTAAATACGCGAAGGCGTGTGGTAGAGATGTCGTCGTGGCTCAGGATTTAGAATATGCCGCCAAATACTGTATCATGCATACAGTTGGTTTACACATTGGACCACAATTTCCAGAGGTTGAGGATGAAGAGGGTGAGGATGACCTCGAAGTTGTCCACGGTGGCGAAGAAATGTGGACTCGATACGAGGGAGATGACACCGAATTCACTAAAATTAACGAAGCTTTCGATGCATGGGACTCGTGGACGCCGACGAATCCGTCAGAAACCATTTTAAAAAATGCCATTGACAGTAATGGACTGCTCTGATTCCGAATCCGATGGAGAATTAGAGAATGGTGCGCCCTGTGCGGTGTCCGACGAATCTAGATCTAGTTCTCCAGAGGGGTGGGTCGAAGATAAGTACAAAAAATTTAACGCGTGTGATGATTCTTCAGACGACGAATCTGATAGCGACTCTGAAGAACCCCAGGTGAAGGGAAAAAATATATCGGGCGATAAAAAAACATATAAAAAGTTATTGGAAATAGAGGAGCTTCTTCCAGAATAATTTTCTAATAGTATTATATAAAAATGTCTACTGCCGCCGAAACCGTTACCCTCATCACCCAAGAGCTCGAAGCCCAATCGTTGAACGCGGTTGTCGCTGGTTTCTCCTTCGCGAGCGCCCTCGCGTGGATGGACCTCGTCCGTTGGATCGTTAACCAAGTTGTCAAGGTTAACAAGAACGGAGGCATGAACTACACGCTCACCGCGTTGTTCACCACTTTGTTGTCCATCTTGGTCTACATCTCTATCAGCCGCGTCTCCAAGCGTGTGCAAAAGCCAGTCTCCCCACTCTTCGCGGTCACTAAGTAGATCGTCTCGGGAGAATAAATAAAATGCCAACCATTATAATCAAAAATATATAAATCATAGCATCCCATCTATTAACATCATCTTCCAATGTGTTAACAGATTCTTCTATCTCGTAATTCTCCTTACCCCCATCTTCTTTGATTGGTTCTTCCTCCTCGGCTGGTATCTTTACTTTCGGTACATTTTCAAGTTTATCAGTCGAACAAGATAACTCAAATTTCAAAACGTGATCTTGATTTCTGAAATCATACGGAATGAGTCGACCATGGCTCATGTAAAAAAATTGAATTCGTAATTTGTTTATGGATTTAAGGGTTCCAGAATGAAAGTCGTGTGTGACCTTATCATCGTTCCCATTAACGTTAACGAATTGTTTACCACCCGGTAAGAGAATGTGACCCGTATAATAAGGTGTTTGTCCTGATGTAGGGAGAGTCTGATTCAGTTGTTCCGATCCGGCAGATATGCGCATTACTAGGGAATTGGGTCCATCGAAGTTCGGCGCACCAAAATCTTGGTAACCGATCATCTGTATATCCTGGGAGGGTAGTCCAAAAATTTGATGTAGTGTCGTGTGCTCTGAACTTGAATCATCGTATCCATTTTGACCAGTTTTAAACAGGAATCTAAGAAATTGTAGACTTGTACCGTTGGGGGCTGTGGGCTGGCCCATGGTAAATCTGTTTTCGGTGGCATCATAAGATATGTTAAAATTATAACCCCCAATACCTTGGAACAGTGCCGCAAAATCAGTTTCTGTATAATTTCCTATAGATATTGATACACTTAAATCTTGTGTGATACCACCTTGGGTAGCTTTAAAGTTAACGTGACGATTGCTTTCACATACCAATAATTGGGGTGTAGGAATACGCGCACTCGTCAGTTTAATTTGTGAAATGTCGTAAATTGGACTTTCAAGAGTGATGACGTAGTCATTTGGATTCGTGTACTTTACAGGGTCGCGTTGACTACTATCAATTGTCAGGTTATGTACCTTCATTAAAATATGCGGATAATATTTTAATGAATGGGTTCGTGCGTATTTTTTATATTTTTTAGGATAATTGATGAGATAAAGGGTTTCGAGCGAGTTGTCTCTTGGCAACATTGAGACTGTCTGGTGAAGCGTTTGGATTTGGGGTATCCTTGTATGCGTTGAGATCGTAGTAGCCACTGTTATCATACTGTTGAGTCCAGCCACCTGCTTGGGGGTTGACGCGACCGTCAATGCGTGTGGTATCACTGCGAACCGCCGTGAGCTTACCCCCTTGGTTGAGTGGACTTGCGCGCACGTTCATTCTACCTGGACCAGCGGGGCGCCCAGCCTTACCACGACGTTCATCCGGTCTAAACCCGTATTTGAACATTTGTTCAGGTGTGTGTGGTGTTCTGGAGTTCGTTTCACCCATAGCAACCGCGGCACCCTGTAAGTATCCATGATGGAAACTGTTAATGCCTGGTTGTGGGTTGTTCATGTATTGGTATTGTTCAATGTTGCCGTCTTTCTTGTTTCTCGTTGGGTCTTGTGCGTTCGAACCGTTCGACACGAAACGCTTCGCTGGAGCAACACTCAAAGTATCCGTTCGGAGACCTGTAGCGGCTCGGTTTGTAATTTTCTTCGTCTTTTCGTGCTCACCTCGGGGTGTACGACCACCGAAACCTTGCGACTTTCCAGAAACGTTTGGTAAACGATCTGGGAGGAAAGCGGTTTTTTCTGGTCTATTTTGGTATAAACCACCCGCCACACCACGCCTACCACCACTTGTGTCTTGAGCTGGACCACTTCGTCCTGGAAGAGTCGTCAATTTATAAGCGCCGACGTTTTCTGGATTGACTCGGAGAAGTTGCTGATGTCCACCATAGCTCGGTACGTTGGGGTCGACACCAAGACCCGGTCCAACCAATCGCTTTTCGATTGGACCGACGTTGTTCATGCGTCCGACATCGTACATACGATTTCGCGTTTCGAGAATCTCTTGTCCAGACGACCGAACATTTCGAGAAAGGTCCGCGAAGCTATCCACGGCTCGTTTATTAATGTTAGGGGGGACTGAGCCAGGGTATTCACGTACCTGCGTCTCGGCAAACACTGGTGGTGGTGGGGTTACTGTGGGCTGTGAAACTTCGGGCTGTTGTTCATACGTTTCTTTCGCATAACTTAATTTTCGACCAGCATAAATTAAACCGGCGATAGCAGCGACAGATACTGGATCTCCCATTCTTATTTGTTACTCACATTTTATTTTGTATATCTTTGATCAAAAAGTCCATTTTGTAATTGAGCTCTAGTACTCGCAGGCTGGTAACTTTGAGTTTGTGGAGGTAATTGAACAGGTGTATTATTAATTGGGAAATATCCAGATTCGTACGTGTTCGCTAAAACCTTACCAAATCTCGTGGTAGATTGGGGACGAAGTGCATCGGATGTTTCGACGAGTTCGGCTGGCGCACCCTTACCCGCCATAAACGGGGCGGTGCCATATAACATGGTGTTTGGTCTCGAACCGAATTTCAAGGACGTTGGTTGTGGGTACACAAAAACTTCATCGGTCGCTTTAGCTTCTGGGACGGCTGGATTCTCAACAATAGCGAGCCCTGGTTGGAGTTGGTACGCCATTTATTATTATGTAAGATTTTTGTTATCAATGATGGAAACATTGTGTGTTTCGATTATTGAGAATTTAAAATTATTTACCTTTTATCACCGTCCAAACCCAAACCAGAACGCGATTCGAGTTGAACTCCTCTCGCATTTGGATCGCATTGAAGCGAGTCATCCTTACACATCTTGGCGTTTTTCTTACCATACAACCACTCAGCGAATCCGGTTTGATCGGAGACTACCGTAGTGACAGGACTCGATACAAACTGGCGCTGAAGTCCATTTCGCTGCTGTTCAGGTCCTGAGCTTTTAGATCTCCCACCGTCATACATGATGTCACCACCAACAGCGTTTTCCACTTGTCTCTTCACGGTTGGGTAAAAGCATGCAGGTGGACGATCACCATAATCACCCACCAAAACATTCGCCATTGGATTTTCTGAATCTGGTAATTGACAACTGGTGTCCCCTGTTAACTCAACTTGATATCTTTCTATACTTGGTTTTATCATCTTAGATGTTTCTAAGACATACAAAATTGCTAAGGCGGTTGCGGCGACGACGAAGACGCGCCTGTCTCGCTTAATCAAATAATGGACACACGCCGCATATATAATGAAACGAGACGCTGAGTTGATTCGGTCACCTGTGGGCTGTCTATTGGTAGGCCAAAATTCCAATGTTTTATCACATCGAACAAGCTGCTGTGGATCCTTAAACCAAGAAGCGCTCATTTAAATATACTAAGTTTATTTTTTCATCATCCCACCCAACATGTTTTGCATAGTGCTGAGCAACTTTCCCTGATCTAAATCCTCAAGTCCACCACCATCAGTTTCAATTTGGTCTGCGCATTGCTTCGCAACCTTTTCGATCATGTTGAGAGTGTCTTCTGGAATAGATGAGATCGTCGTTCCGAGCATGTATAGAGTTGAGATGTATTGCCAAATGGCATCCTTCGTCGCATCGGAGATACTGGACCAGTGCGTTTCAATATTAATACCCTTCAAGAAATCAAGCTTTTTCGATTCTTCGAGGAAAAATGTATCGTCACGCGCTGAGATTTTGTCGGCATACGGAGACACACCAGTCATGAAACCTTCGACGACCAATCGTGGGTTGGCCTGTCGCATGAGTTCGAAACCACTCATACTCTTTTTAATCGCCTTTTCTTCTGGGAATGTCTTGTGTAGTTCGGCTAGGAACTGTCCCATCATGTCATTGAACGCGTTTACGGAGGTCATGTCTCTTATATTTTATACAATATCATTAATTCTTTAAGCAAATGGTTCAGTAGATATTGTTTCTCTTTTGCCAACACCAGATGATATGATAAAATATACCAAAATCGCATTGAGTGCCGCTGGTTTTGCGTAGGAACTAGTCTGTAACCCTTCCTCGTTATTCAATTTCGCTTTAATGTGGATATAAGCCGCTGTGATGGCACCGGCGATAATCGCCGCCCACACGGGGTCGCGCAGATAGTCTTCGAACTCCATTTAATTATAACCAACTTTTTTTGCTGGTGCATCTGAAGCATCGGGGAATAACACATCGTCATCTTCAACTGGATTTTCTGGTTGATCGGCTGGCACGCCTGTGATTGACTTAAATTCATTGTCGAACGGCGACTCAGTCGGTGGTGGTGGTGCGTCATCTGGTGGGGGTATGAATGCTTCGGGTTCTTCGAGGGGTTCTTCTGTTGGTGGTTCATCCATTGGGGGAGCTTCGTCAAAAGTTTCCTCGGGCAACTCATCGACGAAATCGGGGTCTTCGGCGTCACCGACCTCTGCTTCGTTGAGGTCTATATCTTTATTATCCTGCTGAGACATGTAGGTCTGTAAGATCTGTTGTACTGGGATTAGTTCACGAACAGATGCTTCGATCGCTGTACAAAATCGTTGAAACAAAATTTCATTTCGTTCGTATTCATTCGTAGATTCATGGAAAATATACGGATCCCTATAGAGATCCTTCGCGACGTTGTTATAACAAGTTTGTACGAACACTTCATTCGTTGGTAATTTCAACGCGATTTTCTTATTATCCTTAGAAAGACGAACGGCTGATAAAATTTTAACACAGCTGACAAAGACAGCCGCGAGTAAATCGTTAAACCATGCGATTCGGTTTGCGATGTTATCCGTGTGCTGCTTAGACATTGCTTCGGACCAATTTGGAACCTCTTTCAAAAGCTTTTGAAACATGACTAAAACTTTTCTACCCTTTGACATCGCGTACGCTTCATCGTACATTTTTTCAAAATTTTCTATCATAACTGGACACATGAGATCGCACAGTTGGCCGAGATATTCTCTCTTAGCTTCTACGAGTACATTCAGGTTGTCCATTTATCATGGAGTGAACTTTTTTTATATCTATTTTGTCGCATCATTTACCCCGATAACGATTCGCAGCCTTTTTTAAATTTATAAAACTCGGTAAATCACCGAATTCTTCTTCCTGCTGCACTGGTTTTTCTTGAACTTTGGTAGGTTTTGCCTTTTTTAAAGCCCACGTGACATGTATGACGAAATTGTTATATATAGTACATATGAATCCCGCCAACGTGAGCTGCCTAAATATATATTGAACTGCTTTGTACCGATCAAACGACGGGTATCCCATCACAAATCCAGGGATTTCGACGAATACATGTTTGTTACCGAACTCTGCGTGCTTTTTGATCCGTTTACAGGATTGTTCATAGATATGCTTATAAGTTTGCTTCAATAGCTCCTTTTTTCTATCAGCGATTTTCGAAATATCATCGACGCTAATCATTAAATTAGTCTAATGAATTTTTTTGGATATATATCGGCGGTGGTGCGGGCTCTGCGTCCATGCCCACTATTTCTACGTCCTCACTCACTGGTTCTCGCGCGGTCTTATACATCTCATTCGATGACATGATCTCCTTCTTCTTAAATTTTTTACCTTTTATAAAATTTATTTCCGATTCTCGAACTTTCATGTAATCATCGTATTTTTCGACTCCGAAGTTGTTCGTATAGATCTCTGGATCTTCTGGGTAATTGTAATCGAGGGGTTGCGTTCTGATACTATGTACCATGACGACGGGTTGTTTATTTTTTATTCCTTCGAGAATTTCACTGATGATCGCCGATGCTTTCTCCTCTCGCTGCTGCTGTGATAGGTCATTATCCTGTATTATACTAGCTAATTCTCGAATTTTATCATCTTTATACTTTTTTGCGGGAAGTGCGGTCTTATCAAGTCTAGTTTTTACCTCACCCGTCGATTCATAGGTTGCGGTTACTTCCCCCGTTGTTGGGTCTTTGTGTAGGATTTCAGCTTGTTTGAGAAGATTTACATCGAATCCTGATACATTGTGTTGAGACGTTGGATCGTTTAAAATTTTGATATCGGATGTCACGACAAATGCGAAAGGCATGCCACCGTGCTTCACCACCATAAAGGTTGCGCGATACACTTCCTCCTCTGTTTCTTTATTCTTGTACTTGTTTACACCTATAGTCTCTATTATATAGGTACAAAGTCCCGTGATGTGGCTGATTCGTTCGTTCGTTTGGTGTACCATTCTCTCGAGCATGTCGGGGGTCAGTTTACCAGTATCTACCAAACTATATCTCTTCAAATCGAACTCTTTCTCATCGACGAAAAATGGATTATTCGATTTGGTATCCCTGTATCCAAAATTTTCTCGTCTGGTAGTTATATAAATGACGATCAATATCAATACGATATTAACAACCCACTGCCAGTTCATTATTAGTACATTACAAATTATTTGTGTGTAAAATTACGATTTTTTTTTGATATTCTATTTTAGTATGTCGCTGCTTCTGTTTAGCCCAAAATGCTCTCACAGTTTAGATTTGATCGACTTTATTAATCAGAATGCACAATTGCGACAGATCGTAAATTTTCACAATATCAATACACACGGCATCCCACCCCAGTACAAGTATAAAATTGATCGAGTGCCGACGATGTTAACGAAGAATGGTAAGTTACTCGTCGGACAAGAGATTAAAAATTGGTTAGAATCGTTATTGCCGCAAAAACAAGTCGAGACGTTTGGATTCGGTGGGTGTGGCATGACGACACTTGATGGAGATGGTGTGGATGAAATATTTGAATTAGATTCATACGGAACATCGTTACAGCCAGGTATGACCCCAGAATTGCAAGCAAAGATAGATCAGGACGTCAATAGGGCGTATGATACGAGTGTAAAGAAATAACTTAAAATGAGTTTAAAGAAATGAATCGAATATTATAAAACATGAGACTTGCGACGATTCAAGCTAGTGCGATCAAGTCTACATTTGAAGTATTGAAAGACATTTTGAACGACGTGAATCTATACTTCAAAGAGGATGGTCTCTATTTAACAACGCTTGACAACGCACGCGCGTCATTGGTGGATATGTTTCTATCGTCTGATAATTTCGAAGAGTATTCATGTCCAGAACCTATCATCGCTGGAATCAACGTATCAAACACGTTTAAATTATTAAAATCAATCACCAATAGTGATGTTTTGATAATTTCAATTGATAACAAGGAATCTATGAATATAGAAATCCACTCGGAGGTCAAAAAATCATGTACAAAATTTGTATTAAAATTACTCGATATCAATGAGTCTCAAATCGAACTCCCAGACGTCACCATGACGACGATCACACCCATGCCATCAGTTGATTTTCAAAGAATATGTAGAGACATGTATAACATTGGACCAGATATCGAAATTTTTAGGCATGACAAGGATATTGGTTTGAAATGTGCGGGTGATTTCGCGAATCAGGAGACCGTCATCGAGTGTACCGAACATAGTCCATGTTCCATGTCTGGTATTTATAGTTTGCGGTACCTTAACATATTTACCAAAGCAACGAGCATGTGCTCGACAGTGCAGATAATGCAAGAAGAACTTAATAGGTTTCTCATATTAAAGTACAATGTAGCAAATCTAGGGGACTTGTCATTTTATCTAGCGACGAAGACTGATGAAACAACCTAAATGACCGTCAAATCGTCTATATAACCATCGACCGTCGAGACAGTTTTAATTCTACCGAGTGCGTTTTTCAAACGAATCTTAGGCAATTCCATTTTCAACGTGTGATAATCATAGTAAAGCATTTCTGCAATCTTTATTTTTTCGTTTCCACTAAATTCACCATGTGGACCCTTATACCTAATCACCTTTTGCAACACATCTCGAACCTCATTCCCATCATCATCGATCAAATGCGCCGATACGATGGGCATGTTAAAAATCATACCTTCATGCCTTTTAGGAGGCCATGTAAATTGCACGTCGCGCGTTATGTATTTATATAATTTATCTGTATGCCAATATTTGATACGTATAATAATTCTTTTTACGTTTGATGGCACTGCCACATTTCTAAAATTTATATTTGTAATATTGATATAATATTCATCAAGACTATCATCCCACGACTTAGATTCATTCACCCAAAATCCTTCTAGGTTATCCGCTTCGGTTTCATGATCTATTTGATATTCCATTTCAATTTTTTGAATAGTGTAATCTCGAATCGATGATATTTTTTTATACATATCATATATAAAAATTATCACACTACTTAAAAAGGAGCGTATCATTTATAATTATGGAAGGAAATTTTTTAAGCAGATATAACAACAAGTTAGACGCATGGAAGAATTTGATTGAAGAAGATCCGGAAAATAAACAAAGGTATGAGACTGAAATGTCGGATTATATCATTAAATGTATGCCTTACATGAATAAATACAACGCCGAGGATGAAGGTGAAGTTAGTGTAGATAACGCCTTCAACGTCAAAGTGACTACGGGATTGAAGCGCAAAGATATATTTAATGATTATTTGATCGACGTCGAAAATGTAAATATTCCAAGGAACACACCCCGGATTCGGGAATCATGCCCCACATGTGAGGACAGTGTTATCGTGCATTTCCCTGATACCAGTGAGCTTGTGTGTCAAACGTGTGGGCTGATACTGGCTCGATTGATAAGTGAGGAATTAACATATCGCGAGGAGCAGGAGACTTCCGAAAAGATCATTAATTATTCCTATAAACGTGAAAATCATTTTTCGGAGTGGTTGAGTCAATTTCAAGCACAGGAAACTACAAACATACCCACCGAGGTTATAGAGCAGCTGCGTAATGAACTCAAAAAAATTAAAATAAAAAAATTAGATGAGATAACACACACCAGAGTAAGAGGTTTGCTAAAAAAGCTTAAGAAAAATAAGTATTATGAGCACGTGCCATACATAGCTAACATACTATCGGGAATACAACCTCCAAAGATGCCACTCGAACTAGAAGAGCGCCTCAGAATTATGTTTAAAGATATACAGAAGCCATTCGATCGAAATTGTCCAAAAGAGCGTAAAAATTTCCTATCTTACTCGTACGTCCTCTATAAATTTTGTGAACTCTTATCTGAAGATAAGTATTTACAGTACTTCCCCCTCTTAAAATCAAAAGAAAAGCTATATCAACAGGATCTCATATGGAAAAAAATTTGTGAGGAGCTTTCTTGGGAATTTATCTCAACAATATAATATGAAGGGTAAGAATAAAAAAAGAAAATTAGGTGTTTTGGTAGTTTTCACTAGTTACATTTATATCCTCTCAAAAATTTTATTGACACATAATAAATGTCGTCAACAAAAAACTTCGTTGATCTGCGGAATATTGGGTCAGTAGGCGGTGTTAAATTTAAAAAGGGTGTAGATGAATCGGTTAGATTTTCATTATTGGCGATCAAAAGGGGTGAGACGACTTTGACTAAACAACTGAATTTTTTCAATTCAATGATCGAACGAGAAAAGAATGGTGGTAAGAAGGAATACATTGAATTATTTAAACAGGTGAAAGATCGATTAAAAAAACAAGATTCATCACCTCGGTCAAAAAACACACCGGTTAAAAGCTTAAAGAAAAAGTCCGCTAAATAATGAATGGAATATTGTAACGTATGTTGCTCTAAATATAACCATCAAAAACACAAACAGGTCACTTGCGCTTTTTGTGATTTTGACGCATGTCGAGAATGTATACAGAGATATTTATTATCGACCACAGATAATCCACACTGTATGAGTTGTAAACATCCACACGATCGTGCGTTTGTAGATTCTTTTTGTACGAAACGATTCAGAAATGTTGAATACAAAAATCACCGTGAAAACATTTTATTTGAAAGGGAATTAGCTAGGATGCCAGAAACACAGGGGTATGTCAAATATATAAAAAAGCGCAATGAGCTCATGGATCTCACAAACAAACTGACCGACGCTTATATTATTGAACGGGCTAATTATTACAGAAACCACGGTAAACCAATTGCGTGTCATTATAGAATAGCCATGACGGGAATTCGCCAAATCATAGACATGTGTAGATTCCAATTGGTTAGATTACATTCCAATCAAAACGTTGAAGAGACGAAACCGACGACGTTCGTGAGACAGTGTCCAATCGAGGAGTGTCGCGGGTTTTTAGATGAAACGTGGGTATGTGGTGTATGTTCAAAAGAGTTCTGTGACGCGTGTGGCGAGGAATTGATCGACGGACATGTGTGTGATAAAGACCTTGTAGAGACTATGAAATTAATAAAACGTGACACGAAACCATGCCCTAAATGTTCAACAATGATCCATAAGATCGATGGATGTGCCCAGATGTGGTGCACCAATTGTCATACAGCGTTCGATTGGCGGACCGGTGAAATTGCGATTGGACGAATTCATAACCCACATTTTCTACAATTTAAGAAAAGGAGTCGAGACCACGCAGACATTCCATGTGGCGGGCGCCCGAGTGTCCGTGAATTGGACGAGCTTAACGCACCCACCGCGATAAAACAACTCGTCCGAGAGTGTGCGAATCTTGAATATGAAATGAATTGGAAATATGCTTTACCTATGCGAGAACATTATAATAGGTATTATAGAACTCAGTATTTAATGGGTAAAATGAGCAAAGAATATATGAAGAAGGTACTTCAACGTGACGATAAAAAGCATGAAAAAATGACAGACATTCGAAATATTTTACAGATGTTTGTCGATACCGCCGGTGATCTTTGTCGAGATTGGATACTACACAGGGAGGACGAACAACGCATTTTTCAAACGATCATGGAATTAGAAAAATATACAAACGATGTCATTCGAGTTATCTGGTCGAGATATAACTGTTGTGTTCCTAGATTTATAAATTCATCAGTTCATGGAAATTGGTAAAATTAAAAATATTTATTTAATTTAAGATGAAGTTAAATAAATATTTGACTCTAATAATCACATTATTGATTCTGTATTTTATTTTAGTACCTAAATATTACCAACCTCGTGTGGTCAAAGGTATGCTCACAGATGATGAGTGTGAATATATAAAAAATAAAGCTGAACCTAAATTGAAACCATCGACTATCTCGAATTCTAAGATACTCGATCCACGTATTAGAAAAAGTGAAACCGCGTGGATTGGAGGGGAAGCCATGGATACTATAATCTCAAAGTGTATACGAGAAGTTAATGGTGATATAGAGAGGTGTGAAGATTTACAGGTTTTACGATACAAACCAGGTGGTTTTTATCGCCCCCACCAAGACGCGTTCCCCTCGGATAACAAAAGAACACACACGATCATGATAGCGTTGAATGATCACACGGAATTTTCTGGTGGAGAAACAGTCTTCCCAAATATTAAAAAGACTTATTCGCTAAACAAAGGTGACGCACTCGTATTTAATACGTTAAATAATTACGGGTGGATCGATGATCGCGGTCTTCACGGTGGCGCACCGATCACGGATGGTGAAAAATGGTTGGCGAATATTTGGGTTCATGAGAGATCATATTATTAAATCTCACCCCTTTCAATTATTTTTTGACGATTTACCATGTGAAGCGCTTCCACGTCCGCTTTGTTTTGCCCCACATATGGCACCGCGTAATTATTTTCACACATCCATTTGTTTACGTTCGTCCATTCACCATCTTCTGATACCCAAATTTCTGCCAAAATGCGACCAAATTTACCCCTCGAATCAGCCTCTGGACATCTGAGTTGGATTTCTATGTCATCCCTGTCAGATTCTACCGCCTTCAAGCACCATTCTTTCAACTTCTTCTTGGACAAGAGTCCAAATTTCTTTTCTTCTAAATCACGAGTTCTGGATTCCGGTGTGTCGATTCCTAGGAGACGCACACGCTGCTTGGTGCACACGTCGAATCCTAAATTTATGACGACGTCGATCGTGTCGCCGTCGACGACTTTCTCAAGGGAAGAAACATTATATTTAAAATTACACTGTTCTGTGCTGTAGCTCATTTTAGTACATGTGTATTTTTTATTCACCGAATATGAATGAAAAACTATGTTTCATATTTTTTAAAGGTCTGAAAATCCAAAAGTTCCACATTTATTATATGCGATTATTTTGTTTGATAATAGTATTTCGCAATAATAGATGCGCATACTGTCTATCGACATCGGGTGGCACAACTTGGGCTTAGCGCTTGCGACGTGTAAAAGCTCTACAGACGTTGAGATTGAATATATTAAAAAAATTAATCTAGACGATTACAAATACATATATTCAAACGAGGTTGTTGATTTAGTACCTCTCTTCGTCGACGATCATAAATTTATATTTGATAGTGCCGACGTCATATTGATCGAGCGACAGCCACCCGGGGGATTTGGCAATATACAAACCCTTATTCATTACATGTTTAAGGAACGCGTGATTCTAATAAGTCCGAATAGTTTACATGCACACTTTGGTATGAATCATCTAAACTACGAAGAGAGAAAAGTACGATCTGAGCAAATCGCGGCGTGGCATTTGAAGGAACCCATACCATATGAAAGGAAACATGATATTACAGA